CACGTAGAAACTGGCATTGAGGTGCGAGCCGCGATTGCTATGGTGGGGCGCAAGCCCGATGTTCTAAAGAAGTGGCTCACAGACCCAGCCTTCGCCAAAGACCTAGAGATAGCCCGAACTTCTGGTTCGGACCTAATGAAGGTCACCCTGGGAAGCGAGAACGGCAAGAACATAGACTTCGCCACATTCTCCAAAGAGTTCCTAGGTAACGAAGTATTCCCTCACCAGCAGGACTGGATTGATGTCCTAGAGGGTAGAGAGCCTAGTTGGCTCCATCCAGCCATGTCCTATGAAAAGGGCAACAAGAACCGTATCTTAATTAATGTGCCACCTGAGCACGCCAAATCCACCGTAATCACCGTAGGCTATAGCACCTATCGTATTGCCATGGATTCCAACGTGCGTATTATTGTGGTGTCCAAGACTTTAAATAAGGCTCGTGAGTTCGTCTATTCTATCAAGCAGCGCCTATCCCACCCACGCTACGCTAAGTTACAGCAGGTCTATGGACCTTCTGGTGGTTGGAAAGAAGACTCTGACACCTGGAAGACCGATACGGTCTACCTGGGTCAAGAAGCCCGTGACTCATCCGAAAAGGACCCTACGCTTCAGGCGCTAGGTATTGGTGGTCAGATTTACGGTGCCCGTGCTGACCTGATTATCCTAGATGACGTTATCACTACTGCCAATGCCCATGAGTGGGAAAAGCAGTTAGATTGGCTTCAGAAGGAAGTTATCACTCGTCTAGGTAAGAACGGTAAGTTACTCATCGTTGGCACTCGCATTGGCGCGGTCGACTTGTACCGCGAACTGCGCAATCCAGAACACTGGTCTGGTGGTGCAAGCCCATTTACTCGCTTGGCTATGCCAGCAGTCTTAGAAATTAAAGATGACCCTAAGAAGTGGAAAACACTCTGGGAACGTTCAGACCGTCCTTGGGATGGTGATGAAGATACCTTGCCAGATAAAGATGGTTACTACCAGAAGTGGGACGGACCAGCACTATTTGCAAGACGTAGCGAGGTGACTGCCTCAACATGGGCACTAGTTTACCAGCAACAGGACATTGATGATGACGCAATTTTTAATCCAACGATTGTTAACGCCTGTGTTAACCGTATGCGTAAGCCTGGTCCTCTCCGTGTGGGAGCGGCTGGACATCCACGAGACGGACAATGGGTCACACTAATTGGTATGGACCCTGCTATGGCAGGAAAGACTGCGCTAGTTGTCTATGCTATTGACCGTCAATCTGGTAGACGCTTAGTACTAGATGCCTACAATATGTCAGAACCAACACCTGGCAAGATTCGTGCAATCATTGAAGACTGGATTAACACCTACCGCCCAGTAGAACTGCGTATTGAAATCAACGCCCACCAAAAGATGTACGAGGTGGACGAAGAGTTCCGCCAGTACCTGGCTAATAAGGGTGTTAGATTCTCTAGCCACTTTACTGGTAAGAACAAGTGGGACACTGACTTCGGTGTGGCTGCTATGCAGGGCTTGTTTGGTACCATGGGTGGTGCTAAGCACAACCGAGATAATCTCATTGAACTACCAGACCCTCAGTACCACGAGGGTATCAAGGCTCTAATCAATCAGTTAATTACTTGGAAGCCTGGAACTCGCAATCCTACAGACGTTGTTATGGCTCTGTGGTTTTGTGAGATTAAAGCCAAGGAAATGATTCAGCACTCTGGGAATCAAATTTGGCACACAACAAGTCGCTTTGTTACACAGCGCCAGATGGCGCAACAAGCGGTTGTTAATCTTGACGATTTAGCAATGGAACAATTTACAACTTATCTTTAAGGATATTCATGGCACTCTCAATGGAACAGGTCGCTGACAAGGTACTTTACCTACGCCAGCGATACTCAGTACGTGACCAGCGTATGGCTGATATCACTGCTGTACGCCGTGGTGACATGGTATCGGTATACCCAGACATGTTCCCAGAGGGCATGACCAAGCCAATGATTGCCAACTTTGTTGATGTTGCTGCTCGCGACTTGGCTGAAGTTCTAGCACCACTACCATCGTTTAACTGCCAGACACCTGACGTAACATCTGACAGGGCAAAAAAGAACGCTAACTTGCGTTCCATGATTGTCAACAACTACGTTGAATATTCTGAGTTACAAACTCAGATGTATACAGGCGCAGACTGGTATAATACCTATGCCTTCCTGCCGTTTGTTGTAGAGCCTGACTTTGAGGCTCGTATGCCACGCATTCGTGTAGAAAACCCATTGGGTGCTTACCCAGAATATGACCGCTACGGACGATGTGTTTCATATAGCAAGCGTTACCTTAAGTCCATGGGAGAACTACTTGTAGAGTTCCCAGAGTACGAACGCCAAATCCTTGGTGGAGAAAGCCGCAGAGACATTGACCTCGGTACTCTACTTGATTTGATTCGTTACGAAGACAAGGACCAGGTAATCCTATTCCTTCCACAACGCGGAGACCTTCCCCTACGCAAGGCAAAGAACCCACTAGGTAAACTAAGTGTGCGTATTGCTAAGCGTCCAGGTATTGACACTGAAGACCCACGTGGTCAGTTTGATGATGTCATCTGGGCACAGATTGCTCGTGCTCGTTTTAGCCTTCTTGCCATGGATGCTGCTGAGAAATCAGTTAACGCACCTATGGTTGTACCACAGGATATGCAAGAGTTTGCATTTGGTCCTGATGCAGTCATGCGTACTGCCAATCCACAGGGCGTTCGCCGTGTTGGTCTAGAAATTCCAGTTGGTGCATTCCAAGAACAACAAGTTCTTGAAGCAGAAATGCGCATGGGTGCTCGTTACCCAGAGGGTCGCTCAGGAACAATCAACGCATCCGTAATTACGGGAACTGGTGTTCAAGCACTTCTTGGTGGGTTTGATTCACAAATCAAGGCTGGTCAGCAAATCCTTGCAGAAGTATTGCAGGATGTAATGGCACTAGCCATGGAAATGGACGAAAAGTTATTCCCTGGCGAGAAGTCAACACAAATGACTTACAATGGTGCGCCATATGTACTTAAGTACAGCCCAGAAAAAGATATCAAAGAAGACTACAGCGTACAAGTACGTTACGGTCTTATGTCAGGACTTGACCCATCACGTGCCCTTATCTTCAGCCTTCAGGCTTTACAGGCAAACTTGATTTCACAAGAATTTGTAATGCAGGAACTTCCATGGAATGTAAATGTGTCCAAGGAGATTGAACGCATTGATGTTGAAAAGATGCGTGCATCCTTAATAGGAGCCTTAAGTGCAACATCACAGGCAATTCCACAGATGGCTGCTCAAGGTCAAGACCCATCAGATATTGTAATGAAGATTGCTCAGGTAATTGATTCTCGCCGTAACGGTAAGAGCGTAGAAGATTCCGTAATGGAAGTATTCCAAAAACCTGAACCACAACCTATGCCAGAACAAGCACCACAAATGACACCCGAACAAATGATGGGTGCTCTTGGAGGCGGTGCTCCACAAGCCGCCCCAGGTGAGGGTGCTCCAGTTGAAGCACAAGGACCCGAAACTATGGGTGGTGCTCCTGTCGCAGCATCCCCTGGGGCTCCTGCTCCTAACATTCAGGATATTCTAGCGCAACTAGGTGGATAATGACTACAATCATTGCCATCAGGGACGGTAAAGGTTTTACCTTTGCTGCGGATGCACAAGTTACAGATACCGAACGACCATATCAACATAGAAGCATGAAAAAGATTGTTGAAGTTGGTGAGTATGTTATGGCTGGCGCAGGTAACTCACGCTGTTGTGATGTTATTTTATACGGTTGGGAACCACCGAAATACAACGGTTCAGAAGCATACACATTTATGGTGTCTAAGTTTATTCCTGAAATGCGAAAGCAACATGAAGATGCTGGTATCACATTAAAGGAAGATGAAGATTTTGTATTTTTGGTTGGATTTAAAGACAGAGTATTTCATGTCGCATCTAACTACGCTGTGCTTGAAACAAACACAGGTGTTTATGGAATAGGTACTGGTGCAGCATATGCACTTGGTGCTATTGCGCATGGCGCAACACTGCAAGAAGCAATGAAAATTGCTAAGAAATTTGATATTAATACTGGTGGAAAAATCCAGATAGTTGAAAGAGGACAGTAATGGCAAGAGGTGGTTTGCGTTCACAGCGCACTAATACTGAAGCAAAGCCAGTATCTGGTCCAGGTGCTCTTTCACAGCGTACAGACATGGACCCAATTCAACCAGGTCAAGTTCCTGCCTCACAGGTTCCAAACGTTCCACCAGCAAGTGTTCCTAGTCCTGCTTCCGCTTCAAATTTACAGGGTAGAACCCCTCAACCAATAACAAATATTTTTGCACCAACAGAAAATCCAAATGAACCAATTACTGCTGGAGCAAATATGGGTGCTGGTCGCAATCCAGAACCTGCAACTCAGTATGCAATGATTCAAAAGTATATGCCACAACTGGATTCATTGGCTTCAAAAGAAGATTCACCAGAATCTTTTAAAATATTTTTAAGTTTAGTTAAGTCAATAGTTAATGAAGGCATGTAATGTCTTTAGATAAAAATATTGCAGCATTTTCAAACTTTTTTAATTATAAAGCCCCAGAAATTATATTTGCATTCTCAGTTGTTAACTGGGAATCTCCTGAAGAGCGAAATAAATTTATTTCTGAAATGGTAGAACTCAATGACGGACGCAGGATTGGAGACTAGGTGGCAATCAAAAGAGACCTAGGTGGCTCTCCTGCTCAGGGTGATTTTGACCAATTTATAAATAATCTTGCTGACGCAATTCAAACAAATGCTATTGCATCTAAGGCTTCAGATTTTGAAGCACAACGTAGTCCACTTGCAAAGAATATTGCAAAGGTTCAAAATAAAGCACTTGACATTTTAAAAGCAGGAACTGTTTTTGAAGACCCAGAAGACTCAATTTATGGACAACCTTATCTTGATAAAAATGGAAAACCTATTCTTGATGCTGCTGGTGTTCCAATGCTTACAACAACTGGATTATCAACAGCAGAATTATTTGAACCTGTTATTAAGCCTTACCGACAACAAGTTGCCCCACGCATTAGTGCGGCATTTCTTGTCTCATCACAACAGTATCGTCAAGAAAATGTTGACATTACACTCATGGGAAATTGGGCTTTATTTCAAAAGGCTACTGAAGATTCGCGTAAACCAGTAAATCCAGAAGACTCTACTGAAGATATTTTTGCGCCTAGAATTTACTCTCCAGGTCGCTCTATGATTTTTGCTATTGCAGGTTCAGTTCCTGGAGAGCAAGGTGCAGAAAAACTTGATTGGGCAAATGGCAAAGAAGTAGATGAGTATTTTCGTCAAGGTCTACCACAATTCTTTTCTGGAGTAGCAGACTTCGGATTTAATGGACTTGACCCTGCATTTGTTCTTACTGGTGCAGCAACTAAAACTTACAAATTAACTGTAAAGCGACCAATTACTACTAAAAATGGTGCAGTAATTGCCAAAGAAATTGAAGCCGCTAAAAATCCAAACATTCAAAACTCGTATTCTTCAGTTCTTGACTTCATTGAAGAAGCGGCATCTCCTGCAACTTTTAATCCAAGTATGCTAGATAACCTTGGAATGATTAATGGTGGCAGTGGAGCGAATCAAACCAGAGTTCTTATTGACGCGCAAATTCTTGGTGGTCGTGAACTTACAGCAGATGTATTAAAGGTTGCATCTGACCCTGGAAATCTTGGTGCACTTGATGACATTACGGCAAAAAGCGAAACTATTTCCGCTAGACTAAGACATCTAAATCAAAAAGAAGAAAAGATTACTCGCTACATCAACAGCCTTCTCAATCCAGAAGAGATTACCCCACCTTTAAGCAGTGTTAAGGGTTTGCGTAAGTATTCAATAGATGCACCACCCATTGGTGATGATTTAATTGAAGGTCAACAAAGACTAGCGGCTTACCTTCAGGATGAAGTAGCAGAAAAACTTCGTTCTGAGATTCGTGGACAAAATGCTCTGGCTGATATATACCTGGAAACACGAGCCATTGCTGGAACAATGTTAAATGAATCAGTTCCTATCACTATATTCCGCAAATTACAGGAACACAGAGTAAGCGTAGCAAGAAGTGCAGATGATGCTTACTGGGGATTTGAACCTACGATTGGCTCTGATGGTGCATCAAGAATTGGATACTGGGTTAATCCAAGTGGACGCTTACGTGAAGCACCGCGCGGAATGGCTCAAATGTCTGGACCTGCAGGTGCGCGTTCTGATAGAGAAATTGCTGCACGTATTCGTGACCTTGTGGATGTCACAGGCATGTCCCCTGCTAACGCAAGGGCAATTTACAATAACTACAAAATGCTTGGTACCAAATCAGAAATGTTTGGTGCTGCCGATGAACTATTAATTCGCACGCAAGTAGACGTAACCGCAAAGCACGTTCCTGATGTTTTACTTTTAAACCGAGAACAACAGCAGGTATTTAGAAAAGTTTACGAAGCGCTTAACGTTCAAACAAATAAAGCACGCGGCGATGTAATTTCACAGATTTCAAAAAACAATTATACCATAACAGTTGATGGAAGAAACGTAAAGATTCCACAACTTCAAGCATTAATTGAAGATATGGCAAGTGACTATGCACTTGAAATATCTAAGGGTACTCGTAGTGTTCCAACTCCAGAGGAAATTCGCTACATAACCGATGATTTAATTAAGGGAACACCAACCACTACATCACAGGTACCTGGTATTCACTTTGCTCCACGTGTTAGCGAAATTGAAGACTTTGTAATTATGCACAAATCTGAACTGCAGCATCTTATTGATGATATTATGGACGGAAACCTAAGTGCTAACATTATTGAAGAGATTGTTCAAAATCCACAAGATTTCATAAATAAAACAACTTTGTCTGGTGTTAAAACAACCAAAAAAGAAAAAGCAACGCTTGCAGTTGATAACCTTGCCAGTGCATATCTTGCTTACCAGAATAACGTATGGAAGCCAATGACACTAATTGGTTTTGGTTACACATCACGTAACGTTCTTGAAGGTATGTCACGTGTTGCAGTTCTTTTCTCAGAATTTAATCAAGAACGTGGCTTTAAATACAGCGACATGTTTACTGATTTTACTGGTGCTAACGTTCGTATTTCAAATCGCAGAACCAATAAGGCTGAGGCAAAAGCCTGGCGACAAAACATTGATGATTTTAACACAAAATTTGATGACCTAACAAAAACAATGTCATCTCAAGCAAAAGTTGCAGAAGATACATTCCTTAACTCTCAAGATAGCGTTGCAATGTCAATGCGTGGGTTTGACGAAATTCGTGCAACGCTTGATGACTTTGTTACCGATGCTCCAGATGGCATACGTTTCCTTAGCACCGTAAAAAGAAGTGCTGACCTAGCCTTTAAGCAGACAAGACCAAAGGGTGCATCTGAAGAGTTTATTGATGCAATAACTAAAGGTGACTATCAGCGTTCTTGGGAATTATCGGTTAGTATGACTCCAGAACAGTTAACATTAAACTTAGGTTACATAAAAAATCAGGCTTTAGGAACTTTAAGAGAAGTCGGTTACTTTGTTGATAAAGGAAATTTATCTGCTGGTGCATTCCAGATAGCACAAAAACTTCAACTATCTTTATCTCATATTATTGCATCAACTGATACTGCATACCTTGGATTAGTAGAGCGTGCAAAAGTTCGTGGTGAACTTGAAGGTTACGTTGCAAATGCTAAATTAAAAAAACCAGCAAAGGTTCGTCAGGGTGAAGGACAATTTGAGCCTATTCCTGGCTCTGGATACCTGCTTGATGACGCATATGCAAACAATATTGGTCAGATTATGCGTGGACAGGTTTCCTCTGCGGCTTCTACCACTAGCACAATCCTTAATGTTCGCCAACAGATTGCACAAACAAAGTGGAATATGTTTGCAAAAGAAGAACTTATATTTCCTAACGAAGTAATTGGAAATCAAGTAACAAACAATGTTAATCGCTCCTGGGCTGAAGCATTTGCAGATTACTCAAATAACATCTACTACAATGATGCACTTTCAGTCAGGATTCTTTCAGCAAAAACTCCCCAGCAACGTGAGAAGTTAAAGAAAGAACTTGAACAGTGGTTAAAGAGTAGGGATTCTGCCGAATGGCGCAATAACCTTGAGTATGAAGTGTCACGTTATCCAATGCGTTCAGATGGTAAGTCAAAGTATGTGACTATTCTTGAAGAAAGAATGATTGAACTTGACAGAATGTACCCTCTTAGGGGTGCAAACGGTGAGGACCTTTCCTACTTGCGCCAAAAGGTTATTGACAGAACATTCACAAATGCCGATTCTGTTGCAATTCCACCAGTAGATAGAATGCCAGTAAACGGAATTACAATTTCAAAGCACCCAGAAGATAGACTTCGTAACGCTGGACGTTGGTACCGTGCAAAGGTTAACTCAATCTTTAAATACCTTGGTACCGTTCCTGAAGATAATTTTGTTCGCTTCCCATTTTATCGTACAGTTTACCGCAATGAAGTTCGCCGCCGTGTAAATATGATTACTGCAGCAGGTAAAGACCCTGCAAAGTACGAACAGCAGATTCTGACTGTCGCTCGTCAGCAAGCATACAAAGACACAATGGAACGCTTGTATTCTATTGAGCGATACACAGACCTTGGACAGGCAATGCAATATTTGTCACCGTTCTACATGGCTGGACAAAACTCAGCACGTTTCTGGGCAGGTGCTGTAACTCGCAAGCCTGAAACAGTTGTAAATGCACTTAAGATTTGGAACATTCCAAATTCTGCAGGTATTGTTTATGATGATGAAGGCAATAGAATTGCATATGACACCCCTTGGACTGCTGAAGATAGCACCATCTCGGTTGGATTACCAGCACCTGTTGCAAAACTTTTTGGTGCAGAAAATTTTATTGCTCCAAAGCAATCACTTGACCTAGCGTTCCAGGGAAGAATACCTGGTGTTCCTTCACTTGGCGGTCCAGTTGTTGATACTGCTACGGCAAACATTATGCGTTACATTGCTGGAACTAAAGCAGACCCAGACCTTTGGGCTTTAAGACTAGGACTTGGACCTAACTTTATTGGAGATAAGGTTGTTCCTTTCTACCAGTCGGTTAAAGAAAATCCTGACGAAAATATGGTATTACGTACTGCTCGTGCTTTTATTGGATACGGTTCGCAATGGAAACCTATAATGGCTGTTGGTGCTGCAGTATCTGGAGCGCCTAATTTAACATTTATGACTCGTCACGATAGTTTATACCGAAGCGAACTAATTAAACTGGAGCGCGAAGGTGGACAGTTTACCGCACTAGAGCACACTGAGGCTATCGCACGCGCCTATGGAAAAACAATAATAACACTTTTAAGTGAAGGATTGCTTGGTAATTTACCAACCGTTGTTAAGCCTAAATTCCAGAATGCTCAACAAAAAGAAAGAGATAGAGTTAATAGTTATATTCAAAAATACGGTTATGAACAAGGTATGCTTGAATATGGAAAACAATATGCAGGAGAAGGTTCTCCAGTTAATATGGGAATCTTAGCCAGTGCAAATGTTATAAATGATAATATCTTTGGATTATATAGCAATACAGAAAGTGTCCGTAACTTTAGAGTCAATAAAGATTTAGTTGTTGAAATAGATAAACTTAATTCTAATAGTTCTGTTGTTGGTTATTTCCTAAACACTGGAAATCCATCTAAGGATTACAGTATAACTGCAGAAGAGTATTTATACACAGCAAATATTAACAATAAAAAGATTAAATCAAAAAATCCTGCCGAGGCTATCAGTCCTTACGAATTGCAGCGCAGAGCGTACAACAATGAGTACTATTCATACGCAAACTCAATAGATTTAATGCAAGTAGTTGACGCTCAAAGTGGTAAAGAGCAGAAATCTACATTTTACGATAATCTTAAAGATGATAAAAAAGCGGAACTGGAAAAGAAGTATCCAGTTTATGCACTTGAGCCAACTTTTAGGCAACAAAGTTCTATTATCAATGACATTCGCACAATGTATGCATTTATTCAAAATGAGAAATTTATGAAAACTGTTGGCAATGAAAACAAAAATGTTCTTGTAGCAAAGAAGTATTTATATGAAACTCGTCCTACTTTAGTTGAAGACAAGAAGAGCAAGAAGAAGACAACTAAAGAACTTGACAAGATTAAAATTCAATTTATTGAAAGTAACTCTAGTGGAGACCCAGAACTTAAAAAGTTCCTTGAAATATTTTTTAGCAGAGATGATTATACGGAAATTAATATGACAAACGTTTGGGAAAAGTAAATGGCTGCAAATAATAAGGGAAGCACTACCGTTGCGGTAGGCATATACACACCAGAACTTGCTAATCAAATTCTTGATGCAGCAGTAACTGCAACATTTGGAACTAAGTTCAAGTTAACAGCCAAGCAACGTAAAGATTTCTACACAAGGTTAACTGCTGGTCAAAAACAAGGCACAGTAACTAGGTACAAAACCAAGGGTGGCAAGTCTTACGTAACTACGACTTCTTCCTTTGATGAGGAAGCATTCCGCAAAAAGTATGTTGGAACAATTCTTGAGAACTTAATTGCTAAAGATGATGACATTGACCTTGAAGGTGATGCTGGTGCTTACCAGGATACCTTGGTAAAATATGCAGATGACATGGGACTTATGAAGGGTCGCAGGGAACTGAACA